TTTAATCCGTTCCTTTAGTCAACTTCTGCGTCCCATAAACATCCTTGAGTGCTACCTCTTACCATTTGAACCAATTCGGTTCTATATTCAGCCGAAGGTGATATCTTAGTGATAATCCCCTTCGCCTCTTCACAAGTTAAAAGTGTAGCGAGTAGTATGTCCATGAGATGAACGATCCGTTCCGAGTCGGCTTACTTGCGACCTCCAGTCGAAGGGAGGTTGAACGATTGTGTTAATAATAACACATTTTAATTATTTAGTCAAGTTAATATGTAAATTTGTTACATCGACCCTACAGAGCAAAAAAATACCCCGATTTTTTATCGGGATATATGGGAAAAAAAGTTCGATTTTGGTTTAAGAGATAAAAAATTCTGTTCTACCGTCTGGTCTTGTAGCAATAGCATTATTATCATAAAAATTTTCCATATCTTTATACCTATCCAACTCATCCACACTAGTAATATTAAACGCTATTGATATCCTCTCCTCATCACTTTCATTCTTCTCAACCTCATGTTCCAACCATGAAGGAAAATAAACTATCATACCTGGTTGTGGGTCTATGGAAACTTCTGGTTCATATCCACAATACTTAGTATCCATCATAGCATCTATTGTACGTGATCTAGGGTCATGAAATATAATACGCCCAGAATCTGATGGAACTTTGAGATAGTAAACACCAGAAAAAAGTGTAGTTATATCAGTATGATGATGTCTACGATTAAAATCACCCGTTCGATTAAAATTGATCCAATAATGAATATGAGTTTCAGGCACATCCATCACTTCACTCTTAGGTATGTTATCTTTTATTTCTTTAAATAGATCATCACAAATAATACCATCATCTATTGACTCTAAAACGATTGAAACATCAATATCCAACATTCCCATCCATAAAGTGGTTGGAAACAAATCAAAACGATTCATGATGTTAACTTATGTTCCATTGCCTTATACCTATCCAATTCATACTTACTAACAACATTAAATGCTATTGAAATTCTTTCACTATTACCTTGATTATTTTCAACCTCATGCTCTAACCATGAAGGAAAATAAACTACCATACCTGGTTGTGGGTCTACAGTAACTTCTGGTTCGTATTTGTAAAATCTAGAATCTCCCATCGAATTTATTGTAAGTCCTCTAGGATCAAAGAATGTAATACGTCCAGAATCTGGTGGAACCTTAAGATAATATACACCCGATAAAAGTATAACAGTATCAGTATGATGATGCCTATGGTTAAAAGCACCTGGTGGATTAAAATTAGCCCAATAATGTATGTAAGTTTCGGGTACATCCATCCCTTCAGGTCTAGGTATGTTCTCCTTTATTGCTTCAGACAATTCATCACAAACAAATCCATCACCTTTAGCACTCATAGATCTATTATCATGAAGAACTGCTCCTCCATTATTAATCCACTCTGTCAATTTATCTAAAATGATTGTCTCATCAATATCCAACTTACCCATCCATAACTTAGTTGGAAATAAATCAAATGAATGCATAATTACTTTCTCTTTTTCTTTCTGGATGGTGTAGACTGATACCCCCACAACTTAGGACTTATCTTACCATTACCATAATCTATACTTTTCAACCCAGATTTAAACTTATCCCAATACATATCAAAAACCTTTGTCCTTGGACCTCTTGTCAAATCCAAATGTTTATTTTGATTTATTGTATAAGTTATTATAAGAGCATCATTAGGTGCTTGAGTAGTGTTAACGTCTTCTAAAGTACCGTTAGAAACTAAAATCTCACAACAATACTTTTGCTTAGAAGATTCTCTTTCTTCTTTACTCCAAGCATCAAATTTAGGTTGTGGTTTAGGCTCCAGTTTCTGTTCTTCTTTTTCTGGTGCTTGTGCTTCACCTACTGGTTTTGTCATGATCTTCTACCTCGTTTATCAATATTCATAGAAATACTTATTCTTTTTCCTTTAGTAGATGGAACTTCATGTTGTAATGTTGATTGCCATATTAAAAGCATACCATTTTGTGGTTGAATTGTCAATGGTTGATTATTATCATTCACTCCATCATTCCTTATACTTTCAAAAATAATAGGAGAAGAATCTAATTCTACATCCACATAATAACAAGCAGAAAAATCAGATCCAAAGTGTGAATGTCTATCTGTATATTCAGAATCTTCATACATTATAGCCCATAAATCAACAACTGTATAAGAAGTTAAATCTGGAATACTATGAAAAAAATCTTGTGAAATATAATCACAAGTAAAAAGTGTTCTATCTACTAATGGTTTAAACTTTAAATTATGTTCATGAGTATCCCATGAACTATGCCATGCTTTTACATTACTGTTATTTGACTCTGGATTATTCTGCCTATGTTCTAGTATAACCTGTTTCATATACTGATTAAACTCTACATGATCCTCAAAGATAGTAGAGAAAATAGGCATTGGTTTAGAGACAAACTGTACTTCCAATACACTAGACATTTACATCATGATCTACCACCCCAAGTAATATCTGGAAATGCTTCTGAGACTATTTCCTTTGTAATCTTATACTTATCAGTCAGTTTTTTATCTTTTATCAGAATTAAAATCTCTGCTTCTAATGGGTGCAATCCAGTAAGAATATTAATGAACATGGTCTCTCTACGAATACCACTTAATCCATCATTACCGCCCTTTATAAAGTTATAAAACTTCTGAAATTCTTTTCTAATACTTGCCTTACCTTGATCCTGAGACCCTAAAGAAGTAGTTCTAAGTTCACCCATCTTACTAACAGCATCCTCAATCTTTTCAGATAGAGTCCCTGTAGCTGTTTCATCTTCTAAATTATTGGCATAAGGAACTTCGCCAGGTGGTAATAAAGAAATAACAGTCTCATCAAAGTTCCATATAAAAACTGCTTTTAATGATGGATGAGAATATTTTTGAAGAACTTGTACTTTTAATGCTTTGCTTCTCATCTTAGAAGCAGCATCTAAAACCTCAAATACAAAAGGATTTACTGGTAAATCAGGAACCTTTTGTGGTGTTGCTGGTTTCTTAGTTGCTGTTGTTGACTTCTTTCTAGTCGTTGTCGTCTTCTTCTTGGTCGTTGTCATAATTGTTTTCAAATCTAAATGCTACAATTTCATCTGGAACTAGGTTTCCATTAACATCAAACATCTCAGGATGTATTCTAGGAACCTCCTGATAGTTCATCATATATTCTCTAGCAACCCAACCACCAATGGCTCCCACTATGAGAAACAATACTGTTAGAAAAGATCCAAATACTAAACTTATTGCTAACATGTCTCGTCCTCCTATTTTAAGTGTGGTAATATGTAATGGTTTGGTTTTTTGCTTACCTCCTGTTAAGATGAATTCAAACCCACGATTAATATCATAATCTGGTTTATTTATACTTACCTTAGACGATTTTCTTTTCCTTAAGAAATTGAACTGTTTCAGTACACCCTCCGATTTTATGTCTTTGTCCCGTGTCATCACAAATTACCTGTGGAAAGGTTGATCCATGACCAAACTCAGCATAAAAATCCTCTCGTGTAAAATCATCCTCTAAATTATACACCACATGACTTAGTTTTGTCAACGACATTACTTGTTTTACTTTTTCACAATATGGACAACCACTCTTAGAATAAATCGTAAAATTCATTTCTTATAGTTTTTAAAAAATTATTTAGTATCGATTATAACCTAAAAATCTATACCAGCAGCAAAAAATGCTGATAAGTTAACGAACTTCCCTCTAGTAGATATTAAATCATCAGTACTCTTTTGTGTTGGTATGTGTTCAGTACTGACACCAGTAGGACTATATGATGTTGGATAATGCATAGTAATACCCATTCCTAATACCTGATCATGAGTTAACACAGCCACATTATCAAGAGTAAACTGTTTACCAGCAACAAGATTTATACCTTCACTAAAATTAAATTGAGAATTATCTATCTGCCATTTTATACTCTTATCAATATCAGAACCAGCTTTAATTGTAATTCCTGCGTCATCTGCTGTTTGATTACTAGAACCAGCAGTATCAAAAGTTACATAATCACTTCCACTTCCAGTAAAATTATTATTAACTTCAACAGTTGTACCTGATATACTTGTAACCCTTGTATCACCAGGAATAGTAACGGTATTGGGATTAGGTATAGATAGAACCATTCCTATAGCAATACCAGAAGTATCAAGCACATTTGTAATTATATTATTACCAGCCGATACATTACCAGAGAAAGCACTTGGAAGAACATACCCTAGTTCTATATTAGCATCCTTAATCCTAACCTTATTAGAAAGTAAATTTGTCTCGTCACCTCTTACAACTAATGACTTAGCAACATCTAAACTACCACCAGTAATATTAACATCACCAGTCAATATACTAGATCCATCAACATGAAACTTTGTATTTTGATCAGCAGTTATACCAATACCAACACTACCACTAATTCTAGCATTACCTAGAACCATTAGATCATCACTATCTGGTAATCCAGTTATGGCATAATACAATCTACCATGACAAAGAAAACTTATACTAGATCCATTATCAGATGATCCTACTAAAGTTTGTCCTTCTTGTAATTTAAGATCTGTTCTTGTATAGGTCTGTCCTGGTTTAATTGTTATATTATATTCAATATACTCTTTACTATCAAAACTACCTAGATCAGAATCAGATATACCAATCTTAACTCTACTAATATCAGAACCTAGATTACACATTGAAAGTGTAGCATTCACTCTAGACCCAGAAGGAGCAATGAATATAGTTTTTGGTATTGTGTTAGTTGAAATTATATTATTTAAAACACCTGACTTTATTGGATTTAAATAATCACTAACTGTTTGTCCATAATATAAAAAATTAATATCAGTTCTATCAGATCTTACTACTAGACTTTGACCAGAACCCAAGTGTATGTCCTGAGTTTCATAAGTTTCTTGATACCTAATAAGTTTATTATACTCAAAGTATCTTATCTCACCACCATCTAAATATCCAAGACGAATCAATGCTTTATCAGGATTTTTACTGGTTACAGATATCTTACCAACTGTCAATTTATCAGCAGTTCCAGTGTACCAAGTAGTATTTTGTTTAGTTGGTGGTATAATAGTACCTAAGAGTCCAAAGGCCATTTAAACACACAATAATTTTAAGTATTTATCTATGATTATATTAACAGGTTCAAAAGGTTTCATTGGTCAGAACTTTCTCAAGTATTTGGTAGAACATTCTGATGAAGAAATCGTTACAGTTGATGAACATGATTGTTGGGATTGGATAGCATACTTTAAAGAGTGGGATAAAGTATCCCTTATACTACACCAAGGAGCGATCTCAGCAACGACAGAAACAGATATAGATAAACTCCATAGAACTAATGTTTGGTTCACTATAGAACTGTTTGAGAGGGCAATAGAGCATCAAATAGACGTTAAGTTTGCCTCATCTGCATCAGTATATGGCAATACAAGAAAGAGTCTATGGGCAACTACTCCCAATAAAATATCTCCACTAAATTATTACGCAATTACTAAGTTACAAATTGATTATTACATACAAGATAACCTAGATAAGTTCTCATCTATCCAGAGTTTCAGATACTTTAATGTATATGGAGATGGAGAAGATAAAAAAGGAGATCAGGCAAGTCCAGTTCATAAGTTTACCAAACAAGTAAAGGAAACAGGTAAACTAAAACTGTTTGAAGGTTCAGGTAAATATCTAAGAGATTTTATTTGGGTTGGAGATATAGTAGAAGTCGTTCTTAATAATGACAAACCATCTGGTATCTATGATCTTGGAACCAGTAACCCAGTTAGCTTCAAACTTGTTGGTGAATTAATAGCAGCAAAATATAAAGGAGAAATAGAATACATTCCATTCCCAGAACATCTAAAAGGAAAATATCAATACCTAACTATCGCAGAGAAGGTATGGGACTATCAGTTCGTAAACGTAGCACAGTATCTTAATCTCCTCTAAAGACTCTGTGTGAATCTAAATCAAAATGCTGTGTAGAAAACTCAAACAATTCAGAGTCTTCAAGAGCAACCATCTGATGTCTCATCTTCCTTTCAATATGAAACTTATCACCTGGTTCTAAAACTATACTATCACCCAATGATATGTCATTATCAAAACCATAAAAGAGATGTATCTTACCCGACTGTAAGAAAAATGTTTCATCCTTTAAAAGATGATAATGCCAAGAGCATCTCTTACCTTTAGCAAAGAATAAAAGCTTGCCACAATATTCTGAGGTATTACATATCCACTTCTCGTAACCCCATCCTTTAGGGACAAATTTTATATCGTTATTATTCATACAAAATTAGGACCTAACCCCCATCCAACTAATGCTTTTCTACATCCACTAGTAACTGATGTTACTCTATGTAGTAAAAAAGAAGGAAAAACTATCACATCCCCTCTAGTAAGTTTAACACTATACAAACTATCTCTACTTGTCATGATTTCAAAATCACCACCTTCATAAGAATCGTCAGAAAGTCCTATTGAAAATGATACTTTCCTTTGTAATCCTTCTATATGTCTAGCTGGAATATCGATATGCCAATCATATTGTCCTTCATATTCCGAATCATATTTACTATATTGAAATCCCTCCCATCCACGAATATTATACCCCCAAATATCATCATTAATATCTCTAACAATTCTTGTAATTTTATCATATATTGGGTTAAGTAAATCCTCATAATTCGTATCTATCAACCAACATATTTCAGAACGTCTAATGTCAATATTTGCTCCACCAGTTGTACCAGCGTCATCTAAATCATGCTGACTAGCATACTCATCAATAAGATCTAATATATCATCATCAATCAAATTTGGAACATAAGTCTGCCAAGATGTATGATGCTCTGGCAAACTCACATTATTAATATCTCTATAAAAATAATCAGGCATTATACTCCATGACTTTTAAAGAATGAATCACACTGCCACCCCTTATCATCTATAAAATAATCTGCGTGTGGTTTACCCATAATCAATTCATGATATTTAACTCCCCACTCATCTAATTGATCTCTTGTAAGATCAAATAAAACCCCTTCTGCTTTTACAGAAGCAATAGAGTGTGGTTCTTCCGAAAACCTACCCATGGCTCTAGCAGTAAAGTAAATTATATAATGACCTTCATCGTAAAGTTTATTTAATACATCGATTCTATCTTTCCACGGTTCTGCTTTATGATAATCCCTACCAACAGTTGGTGTACAAATAGTACCATCAATGTCTATACAGTATCTCATGAATGTCCTCCTGTTGTAAAACGTAAGTTCCTAATTGCTGAACAGCAACTGCTGCTGCTCTATTACCTAACATTAATGCCTGTTCTATATCATTATATGTTAGATAACCATATACTAAACCAGCAAGAAAAGTATCTCCAGCACCGACAACATCATAAACATTGACTTTCTCTGCTGGATACAATGTATTATTGTAAATACATCCCTGAGATCCTTTTGTTACTATTAGATTATCTATCTTATAGTCATCTAATTTATCATATTCTACATCATTTATCTTGATAAAGCAATTAGATTTATTAGGGAGTATAGACTTCTTACTATCAATAAACACAGGACAAGATGCACTCTCCACAATCTCAAATATCTTTTCCGTAGATAGATACCCTTTATTATAATCCGATATTACAATGGCATCAAAACTATTTGTAGATACTGGTACTAATAAAGGTTTTACTCTCTCTTCATTATCAACTCTAAGAATATGTTGATTTGATTTCTCATCAATAAATCTAGTCTTTACTATCTTCTCAGGATTAGTTAAGAATGTAATCTCCATATTAAATGATTGAAGATTCAAACAAACATTAGCTGCCATACCAGGCTTAGTTTGTATCTTAGCGTAATCTAAGACAGGTACTGGTGCTTCTGGACTTAACCTAGTACATCTACCATAGATATACTCATCCTCACAACTATCACCCAGTAACAGTACTTTCATTAATCTTTTTGATGACATTACTGCTGGCATATCCTCCCACTCTAGGAAGATGTCTTACCTCACCAGCATTTTCCCAACCAACTACATCACCATCCCTCCAATCATCACCAAGTAATAATATATCTGGTTGATATAGTTCAATTAGATCTTCTAACTCTTTCCTACTACCAAAGGTATGTACCACATCAATATACTTGATTGCCTCAAGCATAGCAACCCTATAACAAAGATCGTTAATAGGGCGATGCTCTCCTTTGTCAGTACGAATCTTCTCATCCGTATCCGTAGCAACTATTACTTTGTCTCCTAGAGATCTAGCAACCTTGAATAGTTCTATGTGTCCTGGATGAAGAATATCGAATGTGCCATTACACCAAACAATATCATTCTGCATTAGGAATCTTTACTAACTTCTGTATCTCAGGAAGATACATATATTCAATCTTACTCTTGTATAATGTATTAATAGCATCATGAATTGTTTCTACTAATGGTTCTCCACCAAGATTAAAAGAAGTGTTGAAAAGTATTGGAACACCACTTAACTTTTCAAAAGAATCTATAAGATTGTAGTAATGTTCATTCTCATCTTTAGTGAGAGTTTGAATCCTACATGTATTATCAACATGAATCACTGACGGAATCTTTTTATCAACACCTTCTTTACACTCAACAGCATACATCATATGAGGTGAATCTTCTCTACCTTGAAGATCAAACCATTCATTAACCTTTTCCTTCTTAATAGAACAAGCAAAAGGTCTAAAGAACTCTCTATGTTTTACACTATTAACAATATCCTTTCCATCTTTAATTGTAGGATCAAAAAGAATTGAACGATTACCAAGTGCTCTTGGACCACCTTCAGATCTTCCTTGGAAAATAGTAACTATCTCACCTTTACGAATTAATTTCGCAACATCATCATAAGAAGTATCAACAACATCCAAGTGATCATATTCATCCAAATAAGTATCTGGATCATATTGTGGACCATAATAGATTGAAGTTACTCTTGGTGGTGGACTAGTTATTTGTTCTTCTTGTGCCCAAATTTTTCTAACAGCACCTATAGAAGTTCCACCATCATGTGATATTGGTTCAACATAGATATTTAAATCTGGAAAATGTTTTAAGTACTGATAATTAGATACACAATTCAATCCATAACCACCAGAAATAACTATATTCTTTTCACCAGTTAGATCATGAGCCTTTTGAATCAACTTTATCATAGCATTTTCAGTATCTTTCTGAATCTTATATGCTAAATCTTTTTGAACTTGTGTATATTCCTTACACCCACCTCTAAAGAATCTAGAAGTTTGATCATCTTTTGGTGTACCTAAAGCAGTAGGAGATAATCCATACTTTTCCCTATCAACTGGTGGTTTTTCATTACTATTCTTTTCTTGTAAGGATTTAATCTCATTTAAATCATTTTGAATGATAGGATATCTTTCAATATTAAGACGAGAATTATTAGGATAATTTGGTACAAAAAATTCCCTATTTACCCAACCACCTCTAAACAATTCTGGAAGATCAGGATTCTCCTTTCCATATGGAGATAGACCCATAGTTTTTCCAGCATCAATAGCATCAAATCCACAATATTCAGTTATTGCTTCATATGCTTTTGTAAGACCTGGATATTCTGTGACAAATAATTCCTTCTCATCACCAACATTCTTAACACCAATATTATCAGAAGTACCAAGATGTTTATAAACAACATCAAATTTTAAATCAGGATCATACGATGCTTTAAAAATAGTTTCAAATTCAAAGATAGTATCATCAGTCAACTCACATCCCAAGAAACTTCCTGCACCATCAACACTTAAACAAGCAGCAGATTTAAATCCAGAATTTAAAAAAGCACAACTAGCATGAATCTCATGATGTATCGTATCAATAAAAGTAATTCTGGGACCAGCATCCATCTTAGTCTGCTTTGTAAGTTTTCTTATCCAACCCTGATATAAATCCTCACCAGTCCAATCACACTTAGGACCATGCCTATGTGTATGAGTTACGACTAAATGATCTATATGATCTACATATTCAAAAGCTTTTAATAAACCTAATAATGGTGTTCCATCTCTTTTAAATCTAGATAAACGTTCTTCTTCTAGATAAAATACAACCTCACCATCAACCAGTAATGTGGTACTAGAATTATGACCACGAGAACATCCAAGAATAATACTCATAATACCCTATGATTTAGAATTAGCTTCAAGTTCCAACAACTGATCAATCGGTTTCTTTTTAGATTGTTTTACTTGTTGAAAACCATTATATTTAACACCCTTACTACTACCAGAAGATATTGGTTTCATTGATAATGGAGTAGTTTTAGAAGGTTCCAATTTAGGTGCTGTTGATTTTGGTTTAAACTTTACTGGTTCTTTAGAATCAGACTTAAGTTCTTTAACAGCAGATTTAAATCCTCCTTTACTAGTGTTTGGAGGAGAAGTTAATCCCATTGTTTGATTGTTTACACTACTAACTCCTATCTTATCCTTAATAGATTTTACAATCTTCTTAACAACATCAGCATCAAAACACATTAAAGATTCATTATTTCTATCAGTAAATAAATCAATTGTCAATCTTATAGGACTATATCTTCTCTTACCTTTAGCATTATCAATGATAGTAAACTTTTTACTCTCTGGATATGAAATATTTTCAGGATAAGTTGATCCCACTACAACAGTAGCAGGTTTACCCATAGCATGAGCAAAATGCTGCCCTACACTATCACATCCTAAAAAGTAATCAGCAGCATTAATTACTCCTGCCCATTTATTTAAATCCATTCCACTAGGACAAGCAACTCCTAGTCCTTCCCATCCTGGAATTTCTATTTCTGTCATTAAAATAATAGAATAATTCTTTCTCAACTCTTCTATTACATGTATAACATTAGATACCTCAAAACTTCTACCAGTAGTATCAAAAATAAATTGACCTTCCTTCTTACTTCCTTGCCCAAATGGTTGAAAAACTATTGTCTTATCCTTACCTAAATTCTGTTTAACTTCTGCTACTATATTATGTCCTAATATCTGTTCTTCTTTACTAAGAGATAAATTAATAGGACCAACATCTCTAACCTCATCAACTTCATTAATTTCAATATCAAATGCTTGAATGAGATTACACTCTTGATTAAAATATTGATTAACTCTATAAGGTTCTGGTGATATTATCTTTCGATCAGTTAACATAGTTTCAAATAGTCCTTTATGAACCATTTGATATACCTTATCTCTTAATTTCTCATTTAAAAAGTATAGTTCACCCCAAGATTCAGCAACGATTATAAAATCGTCATCCTTCTCAGCATATTTTTCTAACGCTGGCATGGAACAAAGTACACGTCCACTACCACCATTAATAAAGAAAGCTTTTTTCATTCAACTCAAACCTCAATGTTTAATATTGTAGCATTGTTTTATTATATAGTCAACAAAGAAAAGAATGTTATGTAATGCTATTACTACCTATCGACCCTACAGACAAAAAAAATGGTGGAGTTTTTTTTCCACCATTTTTGAAATAAAAAGTTGATTTTAATTTACTTCCACTGAACACAAACCATTCCGAATCTACCCATGTCTCCACAATGACTCTGACAACCACCATTAGCAACTGACATCCATCCACCAGCACCAGGAATTTGAAGATATCCTGTATCATGTCTCCATCCACCACCACAACAGGTGTTTGATGACCATCCCTGTACACATTTTGAAGTATTTTCAAATCCATATACTGGAGCATGGCAGTTACAACCATAATTATTTGTATGGTGACACCAACCACCCCATATTCCACGAAGACCATAAACTAAGAATTCTGGACTGAGTCTTGTCTTTGTCTCATCTCCAACTAGATCAGCAGAAATATTCGTAGTACCAGAATAAATTGCTCCAGCAGAAGGTGTATAGCAGTTACTATATCCACCACCATTTCTACACATAGATCCACCTTGGTGACATGTACGAACTTCCCTATAACTACCATTAACACATGGTTGATAGCAAGGATTCTCTGCACCTAATCTAACTCCAAAATACTCACCCATAGATCCATCACCACCTTGGGCACAAACATAACATAATCCACATCCCTGAACATATGATGGGCATCCTGGATACCTGTTAGCACCAGATCCAGCTTGTCCCCAACAACAATAAGCACAACCAGCACAAATAGTATATGAATGTCCTGTAGTTACTGGAATAATAACAGAAGTATAAGCACCAGTAGATCCAAAGTGCGTCCATCCACAACATCTAGAAGGATGGTTTGCTCCACCACCAGCACCCCACATTTGGAATCTAGCTCTTGTTGCACCAGAAGGAACAACCCAAGTACAGTTTTTACCGCAACCACCATTCTCAGTAGTGTTACAGACCTTCGTATTACCAGTCCAATCTGAACCTGTATAGATACAAGTCCACTTAGTGGTATCAGCTGGACAACATTGTAGATATCTTTCTACATTACATCCAGAACCATCCATACACAGCCATCTACAAGCCATTGTCCATGCTTCTGCAGGTGCTTCAGAAAATGCTCCAGCACCACCACCACCAGTATTTGCTTTTAAATCAAATAATTCTTTTTGCTTGGCAGCAATCTGCTTCTTAAGAGATGACTGCTCATTCAGAGCACTATAAACTAATACATCCATGTTTAATTAACCCTCCGCAGTTTCGCCAGGAAAATGTAGTGTTTCTCCACCACCTAAAGCAAAACTATGTGGTAATGGTAAATTCTTAAACGCCTTCATAATATCAGCATCTATCTTAGGAATAGATGGTGGTGTAGGTTGAGTTGTATACTTCCAAGTTTTATATGGAGGATTGTCATTTATATAAGATGTAATTCCTACAAGATAATTATCTATCTTAGCATTAACATCTGTTCCAAAATCATATTGAGAATAATAAGTCTCTACATAAGACTTTCTTCTCTTCGCTTCTGCCTGTCCATTATTACGCTGTTCTTTCAATATCTGTTCTACAACCCATTTACCAGTGCCAGAATCCCATCTTGGTTTCACATATACATCTTCTAAATCTGGATTATCTAAACGATTATATACATCACCGTTAGATTGAGTCTCTTGAACATAATTTTCTGTCCAAACAAACCCTTCTTCATCAACATGGGATCTAGCAAGATAAGCTATTGGTAATTCATCAGCATTAGTAGGCTTGATAGTTTTCTTTCTATCATCAGAAGGGTATTCCTGTTGATCAAAGTTAATAATATACCCTTGCCCATCTATTTCAACATCAAACTCATCGGGTCCTATGTAAGTATAAGTCCCAGTTTTAGTAGTCGAGATACCAGCGACATAATTTTCCTCTGGCAGAGCGTAAGTAAATGATTGTGTAATTTTTGCCATTGCTATCAGTCTACTTTTACTTATTTATAAGGTGTACAAATTAATTATAAGAAACACAAACCATACCCATTCTACCTGCATCACCGCAAGTACAGTTACCACCACAGGAGGAGCCCAACCAAGCACCAGCACCAGGTATTGGTCTAACACTAGTATTCCAAGCACTCTGGCAGAATCCACCACAGTTATTACAAATCCAACATCCACCTCTTCCACAACAATAAGATGGGAAACCATATGGTGTAGATGCCCAACCAAACATAGGCATATAGTTGTCTTGAGCTATATATGACCACATTCCTCTGTGTCCATAAACACCGCTACCTTGTCCAGAAGTATCAGATCCATAGAAACATACACAACGAGCTACCCAAGGCATTAAAGCACCAGAACACATTCCTTCTGGATATCCTTGTCCAGGTGTATCATACTCAGCACAAACCCAAGCACCACTCCTACACATACATCCACCAAGATATCTACAATAACAATATTGACCAGTCTTAACTCCATACTGATCTGCTCTATCCTCAATCTCTTTGAACATACATCCAGACCATCCACCTTGAGCACAGAAGTTACTTAGGTTAGTTCCCTGAACATAAGAATCATATCCTCTCTGTTGATTATATCCATCACCATAAGCATAGCAACAATAAGCACAACCAGCACATAATGTATATTGACTACCAGCAGAAACTGGAATAATAACAGAAGCATAAGCACCAGTAGATCCATGAGGAGAAAACCCACAGCATCTAGATTCGGAGTTACCTCCACCAGCACCCCAAATTTGGAATCTAGCACAAGTTGTTCCACCAGGAACAGTCCAAGTACAGTTATTACCACAACGATAATATCCCGACGTATCACAAACTTTAAATCCACTAGTAAATGCTGTACCAGAATTGGGACAAAATACATTAGCATCTGAACCATATGTGGTAGGAAACAAGCACCACTGGTTTGCCTGATGCATGTATCCTGCTTCAGCAACCTTTCTTAGAATATTACAAGCATCGCTTAGAGCAATAGCAGAACCACCGCCACCGCCACCTCCACCTGAGGCTTCAGTAACTTGTGCGGTTAAATCAGTAAGTTCTTGTCGAAGTTCTTGATTTACTTCTTGTAAAGCATTATAGGTTAAAACATCTATTGCCATTAGTTTGGATCCTCCTCAACAACAGTTACCAAATTAGTGCCAGCTTCATATGTAAGCCTCCACTTTTTAGATACACCTCCAATATTTTCAGTGAATCCAGTAATTAAACCAACCGTAGACGCACTAGCATCATACTTTATATCAGAATATGCTACATCACCCAATTCTACAGCAGTAACATTATTATTACCGTCTGTAGTAATACCTGATGATCTAGTAAAAGGTTCAGTAGGACCTAATCCTCCTCCCCCCTTTCCTTTATTGATAATTAAACCAATGTACCTACCCATGTTATTCCTCTAAGCAGCTTGTTCTAAACCATAAACACTAACACTAGTGTCGCCAGTTGAGCAATATACTACAACTATCTTACCAGCATTTAATGCTATACCAGTTCTCTCAACAACTCCTTTCGCAGGAACCGTGACATCATACTCAATGTACTCCGAGTTTGCTGGAGAATTACCTGTTGCTAGAGCGATTCTTACATCAACAGGGTTAGCACCTGAACGATTAAGAACGTTTATATTAACAACAGAAAGAGTTGACGCAGGAACTGTATAAACAGAAGTATTAGTACTAGCAGAAGGAGCAGCTTGCCCCAAAATTCCAGATGCCATTTTTTAAGATGTTCCTTTTCTTGTATTTATAAAGATATTATCATTAACTAGTTGCAGTAAAGAAAGTAGGTGCACTAACAGATTCAAATGATGTTTTGATTCCAGCATCAGCACGTCTTACTGCATCATCTAATGCTCCAGATGTTTGTACACCAACAAATGTTCTAACTGCTGCCTGAGTTGGAACCTTACTATTACTATTTTGTGATAGTGTCGCATCAGTAGAGAACTCATCAATTGAAGCACCCAACTGAGCACCAATTGAACCCAATCTCAATGAAGTTAGACCAGATAGATCGAAAGCACTAGCATTCAATGTTGCCGAACCAGTTGCCTGGTTAACACGGAAGTACTTACCAACACGGAAATTACCATCTTGGTCAGTTGAAACATAAAATACACGTCCAGGGAACCCTTCAGTAATTTCTTGTGACTGAATTGGATCTACCGTAGGTACATCAGGCCAGTTAGTTGTTACTGTTCCACCTGTACCGACTTGTAAGAAGTCATGTCCAGTTAGTCTTGCCTGACTATAAAGGTAACGAACCTTCATGTTCTGTTCATCAAAACACTTAGCAGCTTTCTGTTCAACAAGAGTTAACACAGTAATACCAGTAGCATCTGTTGATAATCCAACTACCTTAACAAATTCATTATCAATCTTATAGTAATCATTCTTAATGAATGGAGTAGGAGTTACCACTCTAATATCAGTATCAGTAGAAGTACAATCCTTCCAAATCTCAACACTGTTAGTTAACAAACTAGTATTACCAATAGAAACTATTTGTTCTCCAATAGTATATGCTGCTGCAGCACCAGCACCATCTTGGTTTCTTGATACAGTCATCTGAGTTGCTGAGTTAAGACTTACAATCTTCATCAACTCTTTCGATGGACTCAATACATATTCTCCAGGGTTAAATCCAGAAATTGAGTTAACGTTAATAGTAGTATCACCAGAAGCAACTGGAGTCAAGAATGTAGCACTACCAGATCCAACTGGATAATGAACTAACGCTTTAGTTCCTCCAGTATGAGCAGCACCAGATGTTGTCCACTGACCCCTATCAACAGTTAATGAACCACGTCCATCAGCACCAGTCTGACTTACACCATCAATCACGAATGTAAATGGATCAGCACCAGTAATTGTGGTGTTATTATATCCACCATTACCAGATCCAGTAACAAACTCTATACTACCATTAGCAGTAAGAGTTGGTGAAGTACTTAATCCAGAACAAACTAACGCAAATCCAGATTGACCTCTGTTAGCATCAGTATTATTAAGTAGAGTTGCTGTAGTACCATTTGTCAAACCTGTTATGGTTTCATTTTGTACAAATCCAGTACCAACACCAGCAGGACCAGCAGTAACTAATGAATAGAATAACTCAGTCTTATTACCACCTTGAATGGAGTTAATATAACCTATTGCTTCTGAAGTGTTACCTCTAATTCTTTCACCAACAGCGAAGTCATTAGGATCAGTACCATCACCACCAACTACCTTAGTGTCTTTATCAAATTCTACGATTAATCCTTCAATTTGACCATTTCTACTCTTCTCTTGCTGATTAAATCCAGAACTTACAATCGCATAGTTACCCCAAGAACTGTTTCCAGCAAGAGATCTTATTCTACCACCACGAGTAGCACAATAAGAAACATGACAGTAGTAAGTAAAGGATGAAACTAATTCAGCAGCAGCGTTATTAGTAATCCAGAATCCTACACCATCATCATGTATCTGTGTGAAGGAGTCCATAACAATTGATTTGTTAGATGGAGTATTACCATCATCAGCAAATTGTCTATGAACATTACCATCTACAATTGCTCCAACACCACCTTTGGATTGACAAGAACAGTTAGAAATATATGGAGATTTAGTGATCGGAGTCTCAGGGTTCATCTGAACAAAGACACCTTTAATTGTTGCGTTATTAAGATCTTCTGCTGATGCAGTATATGTCAATGGTGTAGAAGATACAGTTTGAACTTTATCTACTTCCAATTGTGTTTCACTAATGAAGTTAATAACTTTAGTTCCAGCATCAACACCAGTACCTGTTACAGTAGTTCCAACCAAATCAGGGAAGAATCCAGAACCAGTTACAATAGTATCTGCGATTTGACCTGTATTTTGTAGTACCTGTCCTGCTTTAACAAAACCAGTCATACCTTCCATTAGAAGGTCTTTCAACATAGTTTTGTCACTCAAGAAGAACATTACAGATTCAGCATTTGTTCTCTGTTCTACATTTGTTATAGCAATATCATTACCAAGGTTCTCCCATGTATCTGATGTTGTCCATAATCCACCAGTCATTGGTCTTATATGAACAGTCTTCTCATCATAACTTGCTTCTAAAATACTAGCAGTCTTTGTTCCAGAACCATTAGAAATGGTAGTACCATAAGAAATATAAGGTGATGTCTTAGTGAGACCACTACCAGCAGCAGAAACATATTGGTGAGTATTACTAATACTAATTGCTACGCCAGGCTCCTTATTAACGTTTATAGTAACAGTGTTAGATGTTGCTGCTATAACAGTAAGAGCTTTATCATAAGCATAGTCAGCACCACTAGGAGTATTTGCTCCAGTTGCTCTTGGATATGCTTTCTGAGCAGAAGAACCAGTAGCACCATTAAAATTACAACTGAATACTATAGACTCTTCAGCAAGTTTAACTTTATCATTTACATTAAGTGTATGAGTACCTATAGTTAATAATAAATTACCAGTAACAGTATTATAATTAGCATTAGTTACTGTAAATGATGGTTGTGGTACACTTGCTAAAGTAACTACTTGATAGTGTGCATCACCAACTTGAGGTTTAACTCTAGATGTTCTTAGGTTATCACCAACAATTGATACTTCAGCTGGAACTACAATAGGTAATGACTCTTCATATGTACCAGCCTTTACATAGATTGTTGCTGGTCCAGTAGCAATACCACAAGCATGTTTAAGACTAGCAAATGATCTACTAATATTTGAACCATCATTACTATCACTTCCTTCTTCTGTTACATAATAAACTGGATGTGTAACATTACTGGTTTCCCAATTAGGTAATCCACTACTGTTTACTGTTAATACTTTACCATCTGTTCCAGTTGGTAGTCTAGTAGCACCAGTAGTATAATAAACCAAGTCACCAGATGATGTCATCACATTGGTGTCAGCACCCTCAATCAAAACGTTCCAGTAATTACCTGGACCATCAGTTGAAGGGTCTTGGTTTAAGTTGGTGAGAGTAGTAACAATACCAACATAACTATTACTTAATCGTTTAACAACTTCACCTGGTAGATAGGTAACGTTAGCATCCCAGTTACCTTTCCACTCAAAACCTTTAGATACTAAACTCCACTTAGCAGTGCTAGAACTTGGAGCAACGTTAGTACTAGTTGAAATAGCAACGTATGTAAATCCACCATAGATTACAACATTACCTTGAGTGTAATCATTACCAGCACCCCAAGTACCTACAACATTAAATCCTGTTGTTAGAATGTCCCAATCAGCAGCTAGATTATATGCTGGTGGTTTATTTGTATGGTCACTAGTAGCAACATAAGTATAACCACCATATGCTACAACGTCACCAACCTGGTATGCTGTTGATGAGTTCCAACTATCTTCATAATTAAATGATGAAATATATTCTTCTAACTGACTTGTATTAGTAGTGTCAAGTACGGTTGTAGAGAAACCTACCTTTACTCTATACTGACTATTACCATACTTAATAATATCATTAATCTTATAATAACCACCAGATACCCATTCACCTTTACTTGCTATACTCTCAGTATGTAAGGACCATTTACCTACATCATCATTATAAAAAAGATTCTCGTTACTTGCGGAAGTATGGTTCTGAGTACAAACATACGTATTCGCACCAAACTTTATAATGTCATCTATGACATAAGCGGTACTGGTAGTCCAGTTGCCTTTCCAAGAAAATTTTAGCCTCCCAAGTCTAAATTCAGCCATTGTTTGTTAAACTCCTATTTTGGTCCTGCGGAATAATCATAATCACCAAATTTTGCTACTAAGTATCCATCACTATCAATGTAATAAGACGTGCGTCTAAAATCAAATCGGAACTGTTGGTATTTATCTTGTGGGTGATTTAAATGTGTCTTTACCTCAGTGGTTTCTTCCACATAATCACCACCATCTAAAAAATCTGGGTAAGCAGTTCCATCTAAACGATGAAAATCCTGTACTCCAGAGTCAGTACTCTTAACTTTGGTATATCTTAACATACCATCAGCATCTCTTCTCAGAGCATGTATATAAAAACTATTTTGTTGCGATACTAAAAGACCTCCACCTGCGGCAGAGTCTATACTCTCACTTAAAAACATTGTCATGCAAATACCCTCCAGTAAGTATTAGTCCAAACTAATTTTACAGCAGCACCAGCGACATCACATGCTAAAGGAGAATCAATCACGCCTTCATAATTTTTAAACTGCTCATTATTTTGGGTTGCAACCATAAGATTATTTATGTCCCAATTAGATTCGGTATCATGGAGTTCAATAAAATCACCAGCCTGCTTAGTTGCAGGAAGAGTTGCTGTAAAAACTGCCGAAGTTGTATCAGCAGAATAACTTACATTAGCACTTAAATTAGTACTAGTGTTTATAAGTGTAAGACCTGGTACTGTAGCTTCTGATTTAGAAACAAGGTCCGTAAAATCAATAACAATAGTACTACCATATCCAGTAACACTAAGACCTTCACCAACAAAACTTAAATCAGTAAATCCTACACCAATTCTTGGATTGATTATAGCACCACCAGCTGCTGCTCCTGGTCCTACAGAAGTTGTTGATCCAATACCAACTCCAGCACTAGGATTAAATTGGACACCATTCTGAAATAGACCGCCAAGAAAATCAATATCTTGTGCAACAGTTAATCCACCACCAACATAAACATCTTCTCTGAATGTAGCAATTCCAGCTACGTCAAGTTTATGAATCGGATTTGTGGTCCCAATACCAACGTAAGGTGTTGATGTACTGGTAATAGCAATATTACCGTTGTTGTCATCAACAACTACAAAGGATCCAAGTTGAGAAAATTCTCTGTTTCTTGCCATCTATATGACTATTTTTACTTATTTATCAGATTAACTAAAAGGGTTATTAGTTGAAGAGGTAGGTCCTCCATTTTGTGTCACTGTACCTGTTGAATTACCAGGTCCCCAATAAGCAGTATTAAGAGATGTACTATTACAATCAAGCAATGATGTTCCTGTTATCGCAGTTAAAGGTGGTAATAAATTAGTTGGACCATACGCATCATACACATCAAAATTTGAAGTATAAACAGCAACACCTTTTGTTACTCGAACATTAGACATCCATCCATGAATATTATAATCGGTATTAGCAGTCCAATTTCCAATCCTTATAGCATCAGTTTGAGTATCGTTCAATGATGTAGTATAACCATTACCACCATTAATACTAGTATCTTTCACACCATCAAGATAAAAATCTAAGTTATTACCATTCCTAACGAAAGCATAGTGTCTCCATTTAACATTGACATTCAAAGCAGCATTAGTCATAGTATCTACAGTAGTTTCAAATGCAAGATTACCACCCTCAATCCATATCATCTTTTGTCCATTTGAATCTGCTTGGATTGCCCACGTTTGAGAAACTAAAGGACTTGCTTTATAACCTTCAATGAAAACAGCAAATGATCTTTGCCTACCAGTATTACCACCCGACGTATTGCCATTTGGATCGACATTAGCAGTCCTATGCCAAAATTCTATAGTAAAGTTTCCTGATCCAAGTTGAAAAACACCAGAAGTTCCTGGAGTGTAATCAAAATAATCATCATATAGATTACCTCTAAAGTAAGTACTATAGTTACCATCTATTCTAGGAAAACCATCTCCTATTAAATATGGAGCACCCCAAGCAATACTAACTCCACCATCTCCACCAGTACCACCATAACCACCAACAACTGCAGGTGGTGGAGCACCACCTCCACCATATTTACCACCAGCCGCACCAGTATTACCAGCATAAAATCCACCATCAGCACCAGTTGTTCCTGATATTAATGCGGTTCCACCACCACCTCTACCAGAAGGATTAGCTGAACCAGCCCAAGTTGCAGATTTAAATGCTGATCCTGTTGAACTATGTTGTGGAGGAACTGTAGATTGTCCAGGTAAAGTATATTGACCATCACCACCATCTAAAACTCTTCCATTACCAGAGAAAAATTCTCCACCACCACCTAAACTATTTTCAGAAATTGAACCACCACCATAAGATTTTACAAGGTATTCACCATTACTTCGTCTCTTAACATAAGTTGTTTGTCCTTCAATAGCATTAGTACTAGGAGCTACATATCCTGTTCCACCAGCACCAACATTTATATCTAAAACCTCACCAGGAGTTACAGAAACATTATCAGACCAAACTAATCCACCACCAGCACCTCCATCACCTCCACCACCAGCACCTCCAGCAACTGAAACTATAGAAACCTCAGTAAATCCAGGAGGAACAATAAAGGAATATGATCCTACATTAGTATATGTTTCGTATCCAGGTGGTACTACTCCGAGTACCATAAATGCTTGTTGTATTGCCATGTCTTATATATCTCCAGCGTTATAGTTAGGGAAGGCTCTTCCTGGACCCCATATAATTCTCACTGCTCCAACTCCACCATCACCACCAGATCCACCATAAGTTACTCCTGGAGCAAATATTTGCATTGATCCTACACCTCCACCTCCACCATATTTACCACCATCTTTACCCTGATAGTTTCCTGCAGTACCTTCCTCACCATTCTCACCACCAGATCCACCACCACCAGCTCTTCCAGGTGGAGTTACATTTGTTCCATTAGATCCAGTAGCTCCTTCTCCATATATTCCAGTACCACCGCCACCACTAGAACTATAAATTAATCCACCAGATCCATTTGCTGAATTACCTTTACCAGATCCACCACCACTAGCACCTGTTACACCTCTACCATCTCCAGCACCACAACCACTATATCCAGCAGCACCAGCACCACCATTACCTACATTTAGTTCTCCATATCCACCATTACGTCCACCATAATTTGATGAGTTACCTACACCATCATTCTCTCCTACAAAATCTCCACCCTGACCTTGACCATCTCCACCATATCCTCTACCACCTTTAACAGTAGATGTATCTATAAAATATGAATCTCCACCATCACCACCTCTAGAAAGTTGAGCACTATTGGGACCAGATTGCCCACCAGATCCACCCTCTCCAACGACTACAGTATATGATTGTCCTGGTGTTACAGAAATATTATTCTTATATCCGAGTCCACCGCCTCCACCAGCACCACGAGCATTATCTTGAGTACCATCATAAGCACCTGCTCCACCACCGCCACCACCGATAGCAATAACACAAACAGATGTTACATTATCAGGAGCAGTCCAACTAAATGTTCCTGCTGTTGTAAATTCTTCAGCACCTTGTGTTGGTTCACCATTTTCACCAGTAACAGTATTGTTCTGTGGGAATGATCTATTATATCCCCATATAATTCTTACACCACCATCAGATCCAGATACTCCATCAGAAACTCCACCATTAACAGTCTGATTACTAGCACCACCAGATCCTCCACCATGAAGACCTCCTTCCATAATACTAGATATTCCAACACCAGTACCAAATGAAGCACCACCAGATCCTCCACCACCATGTCCTATGGTAGCTGTATCAAATTGATCTGCTGTGTTTGTTGATGGGAATGCTCTTCCAGTTCCCCATATAAGTCTTACAGCACCACGATTACCACTAATACCATTACCACCACCTCCACCAGAACCAGGTCCTAAACCAGGGAACGATGCAAAAGTTTGTGGGGCAGCACCAGATCCACCTTTTCCACAGTGTCCATAAGCTTGAGAACCTTGTCCATCATATGTTCCAGCACCAGCACCATCAGTACCTTCACCTAGAAGTCCTGCACCGCCACCAGCACCACCTTCCCAAGAAGCACCAGCACCTCCACCACCAGCACCACCATTACCTTGATTACCATAAGATGCTCCAAAACTTATTCCCGTTCCACCCATTCCACCATTACCTGAATATCCACCAGCTCCACCGCCACCGCCTCTATTTCCATTAGCAGATCCACCATCACCTCCATTACCACCACCATCTCCTACATATCCACCACCAGTTCCACCATTTTGATTTGTACCAATAGTTCCACCTTCACCCCTAACAGTGTTGTAGTCTAGAAAATATGAATCCTGTCCATTAGCACCACCAGTTCCTTGAGCACCAACAACTACAGTATAACCCTGTCCTGGAACCACAGGTATATTATTCTTCCATCCTAATCCACCACCACCATCTCCACCTGCTGTGGTTTCATTTCCACCAGCACCAACACACACTGCACAAACAGATGTTACACCAGCAGGAGCATACCAAGTAAATGTTCCAGCAGATGTATATTCTTGCTGCAGAGCACCATTATCAATTGATCCACCAGCACCATTACTTCCTTTTTCTTGAAGACCTACACCTCCACCTCCAGCAGCATTTGTAAAATTAGTTGAATTAATATATCCATGAGCTCCACCACCAGCACCACCACCAGATCCACCAACAGCATTACTGGTCGTTGATCCACCACCACCAGATCCACCATTACCAGTATATCCAGCAGCACCGCCACCTCCACCAGGACCATAAGTAGCATCTCCAGATCCACCATTACCTCCATTTCCACCACCATCTCCAAATGCACTATATGTTCCACCAGAACCATTACCACCAGGACCAGGTAGAGCATTTTCTCCAGCACCACCTTTAACAGTAGATGTGTTTATAAAATAAGAATCACCAGAAGAATTAGTTTTACTTCCACCAGCACTTGAAGGTAAAGTTTGTACTTGACCAGCAGTACCAACAACAACATTATAAGATTGTCCTGGTATTACAGGAATATAATTATTATATCCAAGACCTCCACCACCTCCACCATTTCCTTCTTCATAAGATCCAGAGAAAGCATTATATCCAGAACTTGCTCCACCAGCACCAACAGCAACTACTGAAACATGATGTACACCAGTAGGACAAATCCAACTATATGTTCCTGCTGCTGTATATTCTTGTTGTCCTACTCTATCATTTACATTACCAGTATTAGTATTTGGATAAGATCTACCCCTACCCCATATAATTCTTACAGCACCACTACCACCTTGAGCACCAGCACCAGATCCACCACCACCAAATGAAGTTCCAGATCCACCAGATCCAGCAGTTCCACTTCCAAATGGAACACCTGCAGGTGGAGAATATGCAGCACCTAAACCAGGAGATCCAGCACCTAAAATTCCTGTACCTCCACCAGTATATCCACCACCATATCCTCCTCCACCGCCACCGCCACCAGATCCATCTTGACCTTGTCTATCAGCGAGAGGAGTACTGGAAGGATGTGTTGATCCATTTCCAAATCCACCATTTCCACCATTACCTGTGTATCCACCAGCTCCACCGCCACCACCTTCATATGTTGAACCACCAGCTCCACCAGCTCCACCATATCCACCACCATCTCCTACATATCCTCCACCAGGTTGACCCTGAGTATTTGTTGATCCTTGTCCACCACGACCTTGTACAGTAGTCGCATTTATAAAATATGAATCTCCACCATCATTACCTGATCCACCATTAGCAGCACTACCGACTTCTAATGTATAAGATTGTCCAGGTGTTACAGAAATATTATTCTTCCATCCAAGCCCTCCACCACCAGCAGCACCACCTGATCCAGATTGATTATCACCATTACCAGCACCTCCACCACCAACACAAACAGCAGAAACTTGATAGACACCAGGAGGACAGATCCAAGTATGTGTTCCTGTTTCTATAAAAGTTGTTTGACCAATAACATCTTCTATTTCACATTCATTATCAGAAGGAGTAATCGTTGAAGCAGTCTTACTAGGATCACTACTTACTAATCCACCCCAAATAGCAGAACCATCTTGTGTGCTATTCCACCAGTTATATTGAATGTTTCCAAAATCTTGAAGTGCATATGAAAAAGAACTATGAGCATAAGATCCTATACTGTAATTACAATATCCAGCACCATGCCCATCAGATGTTAATCTAGCGATAATAGAAACACCAGAATTATTATTCTGATTTTTATTAATATTCAACCATATATTATCATCCGAATCAATCGTTATTTTATTAATACTATCACCAGCAGTAAATTCTCGTGACCATAAAACATTTCCACTAGGATCTATCTTAATCAAGTGTCCACTAGCACCATTATAAGTGCCAGTGACACCATAAACATTGTCCTGAGAATCAAGTGCGAGATCATTATAAGCAGGACCAGGATTATTACCTCTTCTCCACCATGCAGTACCTTGATTTGTATTGGTTTCATTATAACTTGCCACTTTGGTGATCATAGGATAACCACCCATATTACCACCAATATAATAAGAACCATTAGAATCTCTAACTATACATCTAGCAGCACCACTAGTACCACTCTGATAAAATCTATAAGTATTTGAATTACCGTTAATAGACACTACCCAATAAGCATTGCCATTTGTGTAAGTTGGATTTATATCATAACCACAAAGATATATCTGACCATTAACTATACCACCACCCTGATAATTAACAGTACCTGAATTCAGATAGGCATAATACTTAGTCTGAATTATTCCTGTAGTAGTTTCAAAGGTAGCATACACACCAAAAGTTGATGATCTACCAGCAACTGTTAATGTAGTACCACTAATGGTCATAGAATTACCATTTTTAATGGTATCACCATAATCAAACTGGTTTCCATTGCCCCAGTTATTCTTTTTAAAATATTGTAAATCTAAATTTGAATTATACTTACCAATTCTTCCATATCCAGCATAGACATAAACATCATCAGAAGAATCAATAACTATAGCATTAAAACTAAGACCATTAGTAGAACTAAGTTGTACTGATTTCATTAATGTTCCATTTTTATCAAGTTTATAAATGACTCCTTCATTCTGAGATTGAAGAACTTCACCACAAACATAAATGTTACCTTCACTATCAAAAGCCTGACCAAACAACGTCACATTTCCATTACTATTTGTAATAGTATTCGTCCAATAACTTTCAGTTGATGTTCCAGTATTACCACTAATTAACATTTGTTGTATTGACATATCTCTCTCCTTAAGTTGCGTTTGATGGGAATGTTCGACCAGATCCCCAGATAATTCTTAATCCACCTACAGCACCAACACCATTTGCACCACCTGGATTGGAATATCCACCACCACCTCCTCCACCAGGAGATGCACCAGCACCACCACCACCATTATTACCACCAAAGGTTTGACCACTAGAACCAGTATTACCACCTGATCCACCGCCACCACCATTTATACCTGATCCAAGAGCACCACTAGAACCTTCACCATTTAAACCAGTACCGCCACCGCCACCACTACCTCCATAATAAGTTGCACCGCCACCACCAGCTCCACCACCAGCACCACTAGTTCCAACAGTATTGGCATAAGAACCATCACCACCTTCACCACTATAACCACCAGCACCTCCACCAGCAGAACATCCAGTTGCATAACCACCCATACCACCACTATAACCAATTCCAGTCATTGGTCTTCCACCCATGTTTAAACTAAGATTTTGGTTTTTAACTCCACCAGCTCCACCTTCAGCATGAAGTAAAATATTTACACCATCTATACCAAAAGTAGTATCTCCACCTCTCTGAGCTACAGTTTGTCCAGCATTTTGATTACCAACACCCGACGCAGCAGCACCTCCACCACCAACAACAACTTTATAATCCTGTCCTGCTACTACTGGAATATAATTTTTATATGCCAAAGCACCACCGCCACCACCATTACCTTCATATCCAGGTTGTCCCTGATAATTACCTGATGATTGACCACCGCCACCACCACCAATAGCAACTGCAGATATAGAAGTTACACCTACAGGACATGTCCAAGTAAATGTTCCTGCTGTAGTAAATTGTTGTCCACCAGTAACTTGAGTCTCAGCCCTATTATTAGCTTCAGCAAGAGCATTATTTGGGAATGATCTTCCAGTTCCCCACATAATTCTTACAGCACCTCTAGCAGATCTTGTCTTCGGTGTTCCACCAGCACCATAATTACCAGCTACTCTTCGTTGAGAATCACCAGGATAACTAAAAATATCACCACCATTTTGTATTGCTTGACCACCTATACTACTTCCATGTCCACCATCACCATAAGGATCTTTTGATCCACCACCTCCTTTACCAGGACCATAACCACCAGGTCCTCCACCATATCTTACTCCACCTTCACCATTTCCACCTTCACCATATATTCCTACACCACCACCAGGACCACCATTACCACCGCCACCGCCACCGCCTCCTCCAGCACCACCAGTACCAGGTGATCCTGCTAGTCCAGCAGCTTGAACATATGCCCTTCCTGCTCTTCCACCATTTCCACCGTCTCCAGAATATCCACCAGCTCCACCGCCTCCACCATCTCCAGAAGAGTATTGACTGCCACCATATCTACTACCACCACCGCCACCATTTCCACCACCATCACCAACAAAATCTCCAGGACGAACACTAAACCCACCATAACCATTTGAATTAGTCCAACCACCACCACCTTTAACAGTTGTTCTATTAACAAAGAATGTATCAGCTGGACCTTCATAATATGTACTTCCTGTTCCACTTACCCAAGGAGCATTATTTTGTCCATTTGGTCCTCCTACTTGAACAGCATAACTTTGTCCTGGTGTTACAGAATAATTATTAATATATCCAAGTCCACCACCAGAAGATCCCTCATTACCATTATTACTTGTGACTGAAGTAGAACCAGAACCAACACAAACAACAGATACACTTGTCACATTCGCAGGACAAATCCAACTAAATGATCCTTCTTCAGTGTATATTGATTCGCCAACAGGGTCAAATGAAGTATCATTTATAATTACGTTTGCTGCTGCCACTAATGTAGTGTATCCAGCATCAGTATATAATGCAATGTAAATAACTTCTTCACCTTCAGTTGAAATATCAGCAGTAACAGTATGAGAAAAACTAAATCCACCAGATGAAATAGTACCTGTACCAGTTAAAGATCCAGAACTTAAATCATTAGAATCTATACCAGTCAATCTCCAATATAAAGTTGTTCCATCAGAAACATTTCCAGTAGTGATATTTGTTGTAAAACTACTACCCTCATCTACATTATTAGGGGCATTAAGAGAATAGGTTGATGAAGAGTTTTGATTAGAAGTTAATGTGCTTGGAAATGCTCTACTGACACCATTAACAACACCCCATATAATTCTTACAGCACCTTGTCCACCTTGATTTCCACCATTCGATCCCCAGTTTGATGCTCCTCCACCACCGCCACCACCATAATTACCACCAGGCATACCAGCAGATAGACCATAATATCCATTACTAAAAGTAGGTGCTACTCCATTAGTACCATTATTTCCACCAGATCCACCGCCACCACCATACATTGGTGCACCATAAGATGTTACATTACCAGTACCACCTTGATAGTTTTGTCCTGAAGTTCCTTCACCATATATTCCTACTCCACCACCACCAGCACCACCACCAGTTAATCCATTAGCAGCACCTCCACCACCACATCCACCAGAATTACTATTACCATTACCAGAATATCCACCAGCTCCACCGCCACCACCATAAACTATATGATCACCTCCATTACCACCACCATCTCCAGTGTATGTTCCACCACCTTGATTATTTCCTTTTCCACCACCACCTTTTACAAGTCCTACATTTGGGATATTAAAAGTTGAATCTCCACCATCAGTTCCACCAGAAGTATTACCGCTACCCCCATTACCAACAACAATACTATAAACTTGACCTGGATTTACTGAAATATTATTTTTCCACCCAAGTCCACCGCCACCACCAGCTTCATAATTATTTGATCCACCTCCTCCACCACCACCTATACAGACAACAGAAATTTGATTCACACCAGCAGGACAAGTCCAAGCATAGGATCCTGGTGATGTATATTCTTGCTGTCCAACAACAGTTGTTGCTGCTGGTGGTTCATGAAGTAGTGCCTGTTGTATGGGCATTTTAAATCCCCCTAACTCAGACCACCGCCAATAATTGTAAACGTATTAGTTCCTACACATAATACAGTAGCAACTCCTCTCTGTGCCAGAACCCTGTTACCAGTATTTGAAGTACCTGCTTGATACATTGTAACTGATGAACCTTGAGTTATTGTAATATCACTAGCACTATTATTATAAATTGTAATCGCATCTCCAGCAACAAGTGCTGGACTAAGGTTTGCTGGAACCGTAACACCAGCAGTAGTATTAATCAATTCTCCGACATCAGACTTTACTATCTGATAAGTAGTTGACTTGGAATTACTAACTATCTGTCTAACATTACCTGCAACATCATTAACAGAAGAAGCAGTTAATATACCAACAGCATTTACATTTCTACCAACTTGAATATCGGTGCTTATACCAATCTTAGCAGCTTTTAAATCTAACTCATCAGTAACAGCTTCTATGGCAGGATTACCAGAAGCAGCCGCTGCTATATTTAACTCCTTTACACCAAAACCTTTTTGTGCCATAGTTAAGTTTTTTAGGTATTTATAAAGTTGACTCCACTTATTTGGATACCACCAGCATTCCTAAATCTTAATTGAATTTTCTCATCACCAGATTCTGTCTCATTTCCTGTAGCAGCATCATAAATTATGATAGGTTCACCACCTTGAGTATTATTCTGATCATTCCATTCTGAATCATCATAGGTTTGAGATTCTGTTCCAGTAAAGAAATCAGCAGCATCCAAAGTACCAACCTGATTCGTAATCCAATCTAAAACATCTTCAACAGTCCATTGTCTATTGTACTGAAGTTTAGTAGCAATTAATCCACATGCCACAGGACAAGCAGCACTCGTACCACCAAATCTACAATCCTCAGATTCTACTGATTGGTTGGAGTTTAAAGTATAATACGCATCATATCGATTATATCTTGTACCAGTATTACTATCACATCCAGAAAGAACATCATAAGCAGGAGCATAAAATGGAACTAAGTTTCCCATATTACTATAAACAATTTTTCTCTCTTGCCCAGTCCCTGAAGTTGATTCTAAATCAGTATCCATAGCACCAACAGGTATAGTTCTATAAACATTGGCATTAGTTTTACCTATCATTCCAGGAAAACCTTGCCTATTAATACTATTATATGAAGAATAACCCCAAGCAATTGTTGTAGCTTGATCATATGGAGTATCAGGGCCAGTTGACCAATAATTATTATAATCTGGATGATCTGCCTTAACTAATTTCTGATTTGTATTACCCGAAGAACAAACAAAAATAACACCAGCAGCAATCATTTCATCACCAGCAGTAACCATACTATTTCCAACATACTCAAATCTTATAGCACCCTGCCAAAAATTATCCAGGAAAGGTACTTGATTCAATGCAGTATATTGAGTACCAGCAGGTTGTTGACTACCAACATTAATAGTACCGTTCATACTATTATGGTATTCACACTGATAATAATAAGTTCCAGAAGCAGATGGTGTCCAAGTAACAGTTCCAGATTCTGTACCACCATTAGTGACACCCGTTGCTTGATTTCCTGTTCCTGTTCCTTGAGTAGTTTTTATCCATAATGGATGTCCTGAAGCATCAACAACAAAGTTAAGAGTATCTCCTGCATTACATGTAATTGATGGATTATTACCACTAACATTTCCAGCCTTATCAGTTCCTGAAAGTGTATAAGCACCAGATCCAGCAGCAGTTACATCTACAGAATAACTTTGAGTTACCATTCCAGAAATTCCTTTGCGGTAAAAATGATATGCTTGGTTTGGAAGATCCTTTCTATACCCAAAACTATTACTAGTTACTGTAGCATCCCTTGTACCATAAGTACTATTAATTGGTTTATTCTGATGGAATATTTTTGTAATGTCAAAATATTTTTCTACTCCTACACCATATGTACCATAAGCATTGATATACCATTTGTTAGCATTGAATGCCCAACCATAATTTCTACCGTAAGCTAAAGAAGCACATGGTGTTCCATGATAATCATTACTACCATGAGTTGGCATTGTAGTATTACTACCATTACTTCTATCTCTAGTATAACCACCATTAGCAACATCAACAGTTCCCACACTAGCAAATATTGCTGATCTCTTAGCAGAATCTGACCACCATCCCAAGGCAACAGATTCATCAGGAACTGTTGTACCATCCCAACGAGTAACTAATCTTGCTGCAGGATTAGCATTGAAATAATCAGGATCAATATAATATGGAGCATCCAATACAAGATCTAATACATCACATGATCCTGAAGTAGTAGATATATTTTTCCTTGTTAAAGTATTTCCACCCTCATAAAGAGTTGGTCCTCCTAAATTATTTTGAAATTCTATATGACCTAACCAAGCAGCCTGATCAGCAACTATAACATCAACATCTTTAGCAGATCCATAAAGAGTAGGTTTATCATCTAATACTTGGTTAACATTGTTTCCCCAAGGATTACTCTTCTGCTGACACCTCATCAATTGATAACTAGTACGATCTTTCTCTGCTGCTCCTGGACTAGCAGGAAGGAAAGTAGCAGGATCACCCCTATAATTTTTAACAGTATTTGTATATCTTTCAGTTTGCTGTACAGCATCTGAAATCGCTGCTGGATCTGGCATATAAGTACCAGGATAAGAAGCAGTATCAATATTAACATCCTTTACCTTTGGATGCTTACGCAAATCAGCAACCTCAGTTTGATTTAATATATAAGTTCCTCTAGTAGAACTATGTCCTTTAACATCGGAACATTGTACAGATTGATTTGGAATATTATCTTCTAAAGTACCATCCTTAAGTAATACTTGATGTATGCTTGTCCAATCTTTTGGTTCATGACAAGTAACAACGTATTTCTTTTTTACATCACCTACAGGTTCTTTAGGTTGTGTTTTTATCCACTCCTGAAATTCAGGAGTTATTGTTGTCGTTCCAATACCTACCATGTTTCACACTATAGTATAGTTTGTCTAACTAATCTAAATGTAGTTACACCACTTATGCCAGATTCGGGTGTTGCTTGTAATTTACAGTTACCACCACTAACTATTGCTCCAAGAGATGCTATCTTATTTGGATTAGACATGATCGCATACTCAGTATAATATGCGGTTGATCCATTCTGCATCACTAGAATCTTCTGTGCTTGTATATTATTTCCATTAGTGAAATGAACCGTATACTCAATAGACTTATAATCTTCAGTAGCAACAGGGAAAATATTTAAATCTTCAGGTGCTCCAGAAACTGCTGTAAATACTCCACCAGAAGTTGCGATTCCAACCGTTGAACCGATAGTTAAGTCATCAGTAGCAACAGGACCACTAAATGTAGTAGCAGTTAATACTCCAGTAACTATCGCTCCCGTGTTAGTAGTAACTATTTTTTCATTATCATTATAGTATATCTGTACTCCAGCACCGCCCGAAACTCTTATACCCTTATTACTAGTAGCTCCTTCAATATCAATAGTTTTATTTCCACCGTACTGACCACCTCTAATTGTTATATTATTAGTACCAAGTATAAGACCATAAGTAGAATTTCCTTCTAATTGTAATCCAGCACCAGGACCTGGTTGAGTCGAAGCAACTGATGTAGAAGTTGGACCCATGTATATCTTAACAGAGTCTTGGAACTGAAGTGCTCCATTACTGGTATCCCAATACATGGCATCAGCATCAAGGCCACTGTAATTTGATTCAAAATAAACATCATTAGCAAATGTGGATATACCCAATACGTCAACATTGGTTACGTCTTCATAAGTTAAAGTTCCACCGATACTTACATCACCACTGAAGGTCGCAGCAGCACCAACAACATTTCTTACAGCAATGTCTGGAGTACCACTTAATCCATTAGAAGGACCATTAAAAGAACCAGTAAATATAGTCGCTGATACACCACCAGTCATATTAATAGAACCAGTACCATTAATAATTTTACTATTAAGATCTAAATTACCACCAAGTTGAGGAGTAGTATCCTCTACAACATTTGATAAACCAACTATTGAACTTTCTATTGTGAATCCATTAGCAGTAAGTCCAGCAAAAGAAATACCTGTACCTGCTGTTAATAGAGTATCATCTTCAGATCCATCTGATCCAGCTAATCTTATTTTAACATTATTACCATCCAATACAGGTAGCATACCGTAAGTAGTATTTGTATCTGTATTAACTGAAGTTATTGTTGCAACACCAGCAGAAACTGGACTTACTGAAATATTTGTTCCAAAATTAAAAGTACCTGCTGTACCAACTAGAGATTCGTCCTCTAAACAAACAATACCTGTACCAGATGCGGTAACACCTGATAGTCCTGATCCATCTCCTACAAATTTACCAGCAGTACAAACTCCTGTTATATTAACTCCACCAGCACCTTGAAGAGTACCACTTACTGGTATGTCTGCTCCATAAGTTAATTCTGGTGCACCAGCAGCGGCCTTATTAACAAATTTATCTGCTCTAAGCCTAGACATTACTTATTACCAATGTTAATTGTATTTATACTGATCATAGATCAATGAAATATTATAAAGTCTCCATCAGATATAGTTAAATCTACATCATCATTAATTAACACTTCCTCATGCTTAACATATGCTATATCATCAAGCATATTTGGAGTAACTGATGTATGTTCAGTAACACTAATTGTTCTTGGAAATGATATTACATGATATAAAAATCCACTACTACCAACTGTGCTTTCTCCACCAGCAAGTTCACCAACACGAGTACCAGTTACATTTAAATTAGTAACAGTTAAATCATTAAAAGCAGTAAATCCACTAGTAGATATTCCAGCAAGTGCTGGAGCATCAGTAACAGTTAAAATTCCAGTCTGAGGATCAACCCCTAAACCACTTCCTACTCTGAAAGCACCAAGAGTAGTTGCCGAACCAATAGGAAGTTGTAATTGAACAACCCAAGTAAACCCATCAAAAACCCAACTCTTACCAGATTCATTATGAACCTGTCCAATAACAGGACCTTGTGGAAATTGTATGGCCATACTTTACATCATCCTCCAGATGTTATTTATTGTAATATCCTCTAGGATATTGTTGCCCCGTAGCAGGTCTTCGACCAGTTATCCATCCACGAATAGAACTTGATAACTTATTCATAGTAAATCCCTCAAGGACAGCTACAGGATTTATCCTTCTAACAATAGAACTAAAATTAGTCCTAACATTGTCCTCATCTATAGGACTCATCTCCTCATATAGAATATTAACACCACCACCTTCTCTAGAAACATTAATATTTCTATTGTTACTATCTCGAAAATTGCCAAATAAAGCAGCACCAGATGTCATAGAATTAGTTAAATCAAAAGCAGCCATTAAGTAATCCTCGCACAGAAAAGAACACCATTAACTAAATTTGAAGTTTGTTCATTATAATCAGTTTCATTTTGATTATAACAAGCATATATTATTTGATAAACTTCAACACCAGATATAACTGTTATAGTATCACCCTGCCTATATTCTGTATCTCCTGGTGCAGTACCTATATGAATCAATACAAAATCATCTGGTAGATAATATGGACAAGGAACAAAATTAGAATTAAGAGGAATACCTTTTACTGGTCTATAATAATCAGAAGTGGCATTAATAGTTTTATCAATAGTAGCATCCCTATAATAGAATGTACCATGAGCATCCCAGTCCTCATTACCAGCTCTTTTATAAACTGCTATAGAAGGTTGCCAACGAGATACTGATTCTGCTTTTCTACTAGCACCAGTCATACCAGTTGATGGTGTTCCTGCATAAGATCTCAAATAACCATATAATGCTTCTCTACATTTTGAATAGTTAGTAGGTGGATCCTGAGCAACAGCATATCCATCTATATCATATCCACATAAACGAGTAGCAGCAACGAAAACAGAATCATCCCAACCATTCTTAACTTCACCTGAATTATATCCAGTGTTTCTATCATGCCCATACCTAGTTATTGATCCACTAAAGAGTTCGTCATAATCAATTCCAGGATTTGGATTCATAAATTGAGATCCTTTTGGAAGACTAAATGTAAACCAAGTATGAGCCTCTGTATTGATTGTTTGTACAAAAGAAAATATAGCAAAGTTGGGATCTTGAGCATTGTTTCCTTTATACCAATGTATCTTTAATGCAGCGTCATTTGAATTAGTTGGCTTACAGAATCGATAAAAAGATCCCCAAGCAGCATTCCCACCCCCCAAGTATTGATCCATATTACTTAAACCCATACGAGCAATACAATAAGGAGCTCTCTGTCTTTCTTCACCCACCACACCACAGAAATAACCATACTCAAAGGAATCATCATCAAATCCACCTTCATTCCTATTATGATGTATCCCCATACAATTCATTACTTCAACATAAGTACCAGAATTAATGTACATAGTATTTTGATTAGCCGTACTACCAGTATCAGGTATTGAGAATGAATAAAAGGTGGTTCCATACTTCTTAGCAGCATCATTAACTACTCTCAACACTGCGAACCTACCATGCTTTGATTTTAAGAAAAACTTACCGTCATTCGATCCACCAAAATCTGTACAGCACAAAGAAGGTTTTCCGTCATTAGCACCACTAGTAGTTTCTGCAGTGTTTTGACCAAAGACAATATCATCTGTTCCATCTACACCACCAATCTGTGAACCTAATATAGTAAAGGCATGATTTGTTGAACTATTCCATCCACCACCCAATCCAGTTCCAGAGTTATATGGATTAGTAGAAGTTGATGCTACATTTATAACCTGTATATCTTTGATTCTACCACCATGTGTACTATTGTTATAAGGATACCATCTGCGAACTCTTAAGAATAAATTTTGAGCACCAGCATCACTTCCACCACCATTACTATTAGGTATTTCAACATCCCAGAAAGGATTGGCATAAGAGTATCCATTAACATAAGAAGGAAGCATTTCAATCTCACCCTTCATAGCAGTATGAGTTGTATGAGTATATGAATATACTTTTGGTGAGGATGTATACCATCCTTGAATAATATTAGCATCTCTTATAGTATCATCATAACTATTACTACCAAATGCGGTCTCAATAGTACCACCTTGATTCATATGGGCAGGTTTATCAACACTATATGTTAGTGCCTGTCCATTTGAATCATTACCCTTTACCTTATCGGTTTGATTCTGTCCATTTCTTGTTTGCACTCTCCAACGTTTTATGTCACCAGTTGAGGATGAATTACCAACGTACCATTCACTACCACTAGTATTCTGTTCATTAGGAAAATAAGTCCAATCACTACCCCATGATATACCTGGTGAATGTATGGTAGAACGATTATCATACGTCCATTCTTTAGTACTATCTAAACTATCACCACCTGGTAAATCTTGTTGATATGTTTTAAAACTTCTTCCATCATTGTTTGGAAAATGTAAATATAAATCATCTCCAATTAAAATAGATATCTTTTTATTCTCTGAAGTAGCACCTGCTGGTTCATATAATCTTGTATTTTCAGTCCATCCACCACTAGGAGCATCACTACCTATATTTGTTGGTGTAAGGGCTACAGCAAGAGCAGCCGATGTTGCTAATTTAATTGTTGTCGCATCTACACGTATAACCCAATATGTTTGCCCTAAAGTAAGTAAATCAAGGTTGTAAGATTGATCTGATTGTCCTGGACACCAAACAACTTCCTTTCCTGTTGTTAATGCGGAATTAGCAGGAACAGTTAATGTATCATTAGCATTTGATGCAGCAGTTGGTTGCCAATATTCTTTTATAATCCAAGCAGTATTTCCAGTCTTTGCTGTTACATCATAATTCCTTACATTAGGAGACCTATATGGCAATGCAGGAGCTACTGTCTTCCACGCTTCAGAACCTACAGCAGTAGTACCTGAAGAATCAGAAGGATTATCTGAAGTTGCTGATAAACCAGGAGCAAGACAAGCAGTAGGAACTCCATATCTAGCAGTACCACCATGCATTCCACATGCTTGAAACGCTGCTTCCATAGCATCTAATAATTGATTATTAGTCCAATTGTCTCCAGATCCTACTGCAACTGTATTGGTAGTTACTGCCATGTTCTTTCTATCCTAATTTTAGTATGGTTAACGTCACGGTAACGGTTGTGGCACTACCACTCCTGTTATTTATTGCTACGTAAATTTTCTTAGTTCGTGTTGGGCTATCATTATTGAATCCCATAACACCAGGTGTTATTAATACCTCTTGATTTGCTCCAGTAGTTCTTACTTCAGCAACAACTCCACTTCCTGGTAGTGGATCACTACCCTCACTTCTTGTAGCATCAAGTTGTCTTGAAGCATCATCAACATATAATCTAACCCATGAAGCAACACTTGGCTTAATTTTAAATAATGTATATACAGTTTCACCTGTAATATCTAATTCAGCATAAGCATTATTAGCAACAGTAGTGCCTGTTGTATTATCAACATCATTTATGGTAGACGCACCAGCAGCATCAGTAAACTCTAATCCATTCTCAGCAGAATTAACCTTTAAGAATTTACCAGCGTAACTAGTATAATCATTAGGTGTATCACTTAATCCCTTAAATGCTGTTGAACCAGTAGAACCAGACTCATCAGTATCTGGTTTCCATATCGAATTTGTATCATCCCATTTTAATACTTGACCATCTGCTGGTGTAGCATTAGAAACATTTGAAAGATCAGCAAGATTATTTGTTGATGCTACCCATTTCTCTTGTGTATTATTCCATCTTAATGAATTATTAATAGTAGAAGCAGTTCCATCAAAGTCACTAGCATCCTTAATTTTTCCAGTTGTTGCTATATCCTTTAATGTTGGCTTGTTTATAATACCACCAGCAGTTCCTGTAGGATTTGCAGATGTACCACCATTTACATTCCAATCTGGAGTAGTAACTGTGGCACTATCAATTGTAATTCTCTTATAGGTAGCATCCCAAGAAATTGTAGTTCCATTAGAACCTTGGAAATGAATGCTATCTGTATTATTATCACTATCTTTTAAATCAATATAGGCTTCATTAGTTGTGGTGTTTCTACCTAGAAGATCGTAAGTTGTATTCTCATTGGAAGTAGCACCAGTAAGTGTCATTCCAATTGTTTTATTAACAGAATTATATGCGAATGCTACTGTTCCACCATTGATACTTGCGTGAGTACCTTGTGCTAAAGCAGCACCTGCAGCAGCCTTTGCTTCAGTATCAGTATAATCAGTACCACTAGCATCAGCTTGTGTGAATAATAAAGTATTAGCATCGGTTCTGGAAATAACTAATCCATTACCACCAGCAAATGTAATATCAGTATTAGCATTTGAACTTGCTAGATTATCAGTCAGTCTTAGAATAGAATTTGATGCTCCACCTGAGTCTTCAGCAGTCATGCTAAAGCTTCCAGAATTTACAGAGATTCCAATCTCAGTTTCACTCTGAGCATTTGTTGTATTTGATATTGATAGTCCAGTACCAGCATGAAGAATAAACTCAGATACATTAGGAGTTGTTTCGCTATCAGATAACTTTATCCTCTTCCTAGCAGAATTATATGAATTAGCTCCACCAGAATAACTAGTAGCAGAAAGTGTATAAGTCTTTTCAAAATTATCTAATATAGATGCGAAATCAGATGATTGGAAATCGGTAGTTACTACCCTCTGACCAGTCCAATCGGTTCCATCAGAAAGATATAATGATTTGTTGTTGTCGGAAAATGCTAACTGACCCTGATTCGCAGAAGCAGATGGAAAATTAGCTACAGCAGTATATCTCGCAACACCTACACTGTCCGATAACGGAGTATTAATCCACTTAGCACCATTCCATTTAAGAATATCACCATCAGTTGCAGTAGTTATTGTTGTATCACTAAGAGAAGAAACACTTGGAGCAGCAGCAGATGCTGTAATGACTCCGTTATTAATTGTAATAGTAGTACCATCAACCTTAACACCACCTAAATCACTTGCGGTTGCTGTAGGTAGAAGATATGGTGTGAATGTAAGAGAACCAGTTGTATTATTATACTGAAGATTATTTGTTCCTGGTGAAGCAACAGTAACAGAAACATCTTCTAAAGCAGCACCAACATTCTTAGTAGGTGTTGAAGCATAAACTATAAGAACACCACCAAAAGTAGCAGGTGATAATGGGTTTTGACCATCATTACCTAACCATGTTGCCTTGAATCCTGTTGTTGTCTTATTGGTTATACTAACACTATGAGTATCATACTGTTCCCTTTCTGATAATACATAATAGTTTGCATCTGATTGAGCACCTACAAAGGTGAATATCATTTCACCGTTAGAACTATTATAAGCACCCCAATTCATATTAGTGCCTGTGCCAGCACTAGCGGTATTAACTTTAGCGTATGCTACAGGAGTGATTATAGTTTGACTGCCACCACCACTGCCACCACCAGTAGCATCAGTTTGAGCCTGCCATTTACCAACAGTATTATTCCATTTTAAAACCTGTCCATCAGATGGAGTAGGAGCAGTAACATCACTTAAAGTATTTAAAGTTGGAAGAAGAGTTAATCCAGATCCATCACCAGAGAACTTAGTTGCTGTTGCTACACCACTAACAACGATACCAGATTGATTAATCTCATGAATAGTACTGGTGTTAATTTGAGATTCAATAGTAGTACCAGCACCAACACTATGAATAATATTTTTATTTGCTGTATGAATAATTTCTAAATCATCAGAATCACCGAATGTTGCCCTAGCACCATCCATGAACATCAACTTACTTGCATTCTTGTCCCAGATTGCGTCATAAGTACTATCAAATGTTACATTACTTTCATAGTTAACTGGACCAACAGCAGTTACAATACCAGTTGTTTTTAAATTCCTAGTTACAATATCTGCACCATATGAAGGTGGATCAGCACCCTCGTCTCCACCAGTAATCTTAACACCAGTAACCCAAAGTTCTTCCTTAACATATAATGATTTGTCAACATAAACATTCTCACTAGTAAATGTAGTAATACCAGCAAATGTAGCAATTCCAGAAACAACTACAGTATCGAATGATGAATGAGCACCAGTTACTTGAAGATTCTTACCAGATACTTTAAAGGAATTCTCATCATAAAGAAGATGATTATCTCCTCTAAGCTGTCCACCAAGACCAGCATAAACAACAGAGTTTTGAATAATGTTCTCAGAAACAACAGTCGTTGCTTTCATGATGTTATTAACATCAACAATACCCTCAAATGTAGCAAGATCTGCTACTTGTAACTTACCACCAAGAGCAGCATCATATGGAGTATTGATTCCATTTGCATTTGATTGAGTTGAATTACCCATCAGTGGGTGATTCACACATTGATAATGAAGACCTATTGGAGTAGAATCAGTAACTGCTATTTCAGTATATGCACCAGCAGTTCCAGCGTTACCATTAAATGTAACACCAGTTGTATACTCAGTAAGTCTACCAGAATCTAAATAAAATCTTAATTGATGAGTCTCATTAGAAGTATCACCTTGATCAAATCTATATGTTATACCAGGAATTAAAGTTAAGAAAGGAGATTCCAATCCATCTAAAGTATATCCCTTAGCACTACCAGTTCCAAAATATCTATGTGCTGATGTCTTAGTTACAACCTTTACATCAATTGTTTTGGTAGATCCGTAAGAACCAGAAGTAATATAACTAACACCATTTAAAGAACCACTAACATCTAAGTTACCATTAATATCAACATTACCATTAACGGTAGTAATACCTGCTAGTCTAACTCCAGTAGAAGATAACCTTATACGTTCTTGTAAAATATTAGAATTATCAAGAGATCCAAATGTTATATCATTTCCATTAGACTCATGTACTATATTTCCACCAACAGTACCAGAAACAGTACGAAAAGCTATAAACGAACTTTCACTATCAGCAGATCTCTGTAATGTAATACCAGGAGTAGATCCCTTAATATGAAATAATGAATATGGAACAGTAATATTACCAATACCCACCTTACCAGTTCCATTTGGTTGGAACAATATATGAGAATTAGAAGTCGTTACAATTTTCTTGCCATTTATATCAAGATCACCACCTAACTGTGGAGTAGTGTCGGAAATTATATCAGATAATCCACCAGAAGCAGAATCATTAATCCATCCCTGCCCAGCTTCATATTTTAAAACCTGACCTGTTTGTGGAGATGATATTATCGTATCATTTAAATCTGCTAAGCTACTAGCACCATTTCCATTCCCACTACTACCAGTAGTACTTAAAATTCCAGTAGTAGTAATTGTTAATCCAGTTCCTACTTTAATACCACCCAATACAGCATCAGTTGCAGGTGTTAGTGTATAGGAAACAGCACCGCCACCGCCACCACCAGCAGCAGCATCAACCCACTGTGAACTATCTTCATCACTATAGTATATCTTTAACTGACCTTCATTAGATTTCCACCAAAGATCACCACTAGCAGAATCATTTGGTGCGGTGTCACCTACACTTACTTGAGCACCACCTCCACCTCCACCACCACCTCCCGTGGTGTTAATAGTATTATATGAAATAACTTCTACAATATCACCATCAAAAGCAGGTGATAATAAAACTATCTGTGTACCATTAGTTGCTGTAAATTCAGTGTTCCTTAATAACTTAACTCCATTATAGAAAAGATCAACAAAAACAGAATTATATGAATGATTAATTAATACCTGACCAGCACTCATTACAAAAGTAGTACTTGCTCTTAACTGAGGGAAATCAGACCAAGTTACACCATACCCAACACTCTTTAAATATTGTCCTTCTGTTCCATCTGTACCACCAGCACCTAATGGACCAGAAAGTATATCAATACCAGTTCTAGCAGTAACAATACCAAGAGAATCTATATTAGTTACATCTTCATAAGTTAAAGTACCACCTATAGAAACATTACCAAGGAAGGTAGCAATTCCACTTATTCTTAAATTTCTTGCTCTAACATCATCAAACTCTGCAGGAGCAGTTCCAGAAACAATAATACTAGGAGCTCTTAACTCACCACCAACATCTAAGTCATTGGTGATATTAGCATTTCCTATAACATCAAGGACAAGTTTATTATCGGTAAACGATGTTATACCGATATGTTGATGTGGGACTCTTCCGCTTCTGAACCTTGCCATTACTTGATATTAATTAAGGGTTTCTAGGATACTTGCAATAAATTTCACATGATTTGCATTACTAGCAGATAATTTAAGTGAATCACCAGGCTCAAGAACCAATTTACCTTGAGTCAATCCCATACTATCGTGCCCCTGAATAGGCATTTCCTTCACAATTTCTGTATGAGTAGCACCTCTCACATGATCTAATGAAACTGTATGTGATGTAGAATCTACATTCGTTGCTTGACAACTTAAAATAACACCACTGTATCCAACTGGGGCGGTATAAATTCCAACCTTAGTTGCTGGTGCTACGTATGTTATTGTTTGAAATACATTTAATGGTAAAGCCATTTTATTATTCTCCTCCTAGTGCTAGAATTAATGGTGTAACATTTGCGAATAAACTCTTAGAATAAAAATTACCTGTAATTGTTCCAGAGATTTGATCTATCTTTACACCCTCACCTATCCTAAAGTTTCCCCCTTGATCAGTACTAGTGTAAATTACCAATCCACCATCACGATTATCAACTTCATTTTCCTGTATAGGAACACCACCACGAGAAGGAAGTGATTTAATAGGATCAACCCCACTACCAATATATTCAAATGAATGACTGGATGCTAATATTCTACTTTGTCTATAGAATGGTGTCGTTGATCCAACACCAACAGCGTATGGTACATTCTCATTAATGGTAACAGTACAAATTCCAGATGATATTGGAGTAGATGTTTTAACTGAATAATAAGAAGGTAATAATTCTATTGTAGCTGTTGCTGTATTTATTCCTACATCTGGAGTAGAAAATACAATCTCTGGGAGAGAAGTATACCCTCTACCACTAGAGATAATTGTAACTTCATCAAGATGATCTCCAATTATAGTAGCAGTCGCAGTTGCTTTAACACCCCAAGTATTAGTAGTACTAGGTGGATCTATAGTAATCGTTGGTGGATTATTATATCCACTACCTGGATTTGTAATCTTTACTCTACCAATAGTATTATATAAATCATCAAAATAAATTACCTTTCCATCAAAAGGTCTTATCAAATTCATCGATGCTTTACCACCACCCAAATAATCATGAGAGAATCTATTAGGTCCAACATAAGTGGTAAAATTCTTATCATCAATAATTTCCTCTATAGTAAATACATTACCATACTTATCTGGGAATTGTTCATGAGTTGCTACACCAACATTAATAGTTAGTACATCAGTACTAACAGTCTCTACACCCAAAATCTGATTGTATGAAGGATCAGTTGTCCTCGGATAAGAATGTTCTGTAGCATGATTATCTTTAGCACAAGTAAATACTAAAGAGTTAGCATCAATAGTAAGAGTATCATTAGCTTTCGTAATACCATTATTAGACGCTGATTTAAACCAATGTTCTGTAGTATCTTCAGAGATTCCAACATTAACATCAAAAGTATTTAAAGTTTTATTTGATATCTGTAACCACTTATTATAAACAGGATCAGTTATTCTAGGATAAGAATGTTCTGTAGCATGACTATCTTTAGCACATGTAAAGGTTATTGATTCTTGATCGAATCTAACATATTCACCATTATTAAATCCATGTCCGTTAATAGTTACAGATAAAAGTCCAGTAGTGGGTGTATATGTAGCAGTAGAAATTGTATGGTTTGTTGATCCAGATAATCCATGACCAGCAATTGTCAATGCTAGATAACCAGATGTTGGATTATAAGCAGCAGCAGTTGGTGTTACCTGATTACCACCTGTAATATTAATTGAATTACTTGATGAAGATCCATATTGGAATATATGTGCGTAATCACCCTCAGTACAACCAAAACCCAATCTATTTAAAGTAACACCCATTCCAACATTGAATCCATTATTGGTGTATGTTGAAATAGTAGTAAGACCAGTTACATTATCATAGATAGCATCCCTAATACTATAATCAGGAGCAGTCATATTGATTTCAAACCTATCAGCATTAGGTGCTGCTGTTGAAGCAATGGTTCCTGTATATTGATGAGGTCCTATACCTTCAGCAATTAATCCATAATTACCAAATGAAGAGTTAGAGTTTGTAAGATCACATTGCCCACCAGATCCAGTAAAAACAGCAGCATCTGTATTGATAGTAAACATAGAAACTATCTGAGCATATCCCTCATTGGTAATAGAAACCCCTATACCATTCTGGTTATATTGAGTGAAGGAGTCAGTAACCATTGCTTTAAATGGTCCAATCTGATGACTACCATCAATCTTCATACCAATACTATTGGTAACAAAGTTAGTACAATTAAGAATATATGGTGATTGATTACTGTATTGAATATTGTCTGGATCAAAAGCAACTATTGCCTTCCCAACATCCATTGTTCCTGTGAAAGAACAGTCACTAACCAAGACACCTGGTGATACGTGGAATAAATCTTGATCTGCGTTTTGAGGTATTATACTTACTTCTCTTAAACTTCCACCAACTATACTAATCTGAGGTGGAATTTTAACTGGATTATCTTCTATGTAAGTTCCAGAAGCAACTTTAATAGTAGTTCCTTCTGAAGCAATTCCGACTGCTCCCTTGATTGTTGCTTTTGCGTCTGCGAGTGTGAGTCCTGTATTACTGTCGTCTCCATTTTTATTAACATATAAAATATTTTGTACAGATGCACCACCTATCTTAACAACTTCTGTCCCGATACCTGGACGATAGCGTAGTGTGTATAGCTCAGCATCATAAGTATTAAGAGCTAATTCACCTAATTGGAGATCTTGAACTGCTGGAATCTTTCCAGGAACAGCAGACCTTTTAATCCTTAATGGAGTTCCCATTTATATTATTCGGTATGTACCTATAAAAAGCAGTATATACTGCTAACTTATTTATTCAAGTTAAATTATTCCTTCTGGGACGATACTGAAAAAGATCCTGTGGAGGATCAGGTTGCATCCACTTTCTAATTTTATGGTATCTTTCTAGTGAGAAAAATTTCTGACTGAAGAACCATTCTTCCCAGTCCTCATGCCCTTTATCTTGGTTACATGAATGACAACAGCAGACAACATTCTTAGTAAAGTCTGGTCCACCTTTTGCTCTTGGAACTATGTGATCTATAGTAAGATGATTATCATCACCACAGTATGCACACTCATAATCCCAATTTTCTTTTATATCTCGCCTCCATAACCGCTTTGCTTCTGATGAACTTGTAGTTTGTAAGTTAAACACATAAGCCTTCGGAGTATGAGGAATAGTCATGAACTATTGCGAGTTAAAATTATTTATCAATATCAGTATTAAAACTAATACATAATCTTCTACCAGTTTCTTTATCAGTCTTATGTTCTAACCAACTAGGAAATAATATTAACATTCCAGAACTAATATGTATTAAATCAAAGAAAGATGGGTATTGTGATTGAATATTAAAATCATAGTCCTCAGACATTTTATAATGCCAAATAGGATTCTTAAAAAGTAAAGGAGTTACTGAAGTATTGAGTTCAGGATAAAATACACCACTAACTATAGAACGCTCATGACGATGTAACTCTAATCTACCACCAACCTCAGTTATATTAGACCAACTACCAGAAATTTTAAGACGAGTAAATCCCATTCTTTGACAATAATCCTCAACACAATACTCTATAGATTCCTTCAAATCAGATAGCTCAGAAGCATTTAAAAAATTAGGATTTAATCTATAATCACTCTTACCATTATCCAATAAATGAAATTCTTGTTTACCCACACTCTCAATATATTCAGAAATTAATTCCAAATCCAAATTAGAAAGATCAAATAAAGATACTGGTGTAGGGAATAAATTTAATTCTTTCTTTCTTATCGACATTAAAAAAGGAGGGTATTAACCCTCCTATTATATCAGATTGTATTGATTATATCAACCAACTGATGGAGCAACAAGTGCTACTTCGCTTGTCTCAGCAGATGCTAAGTCAAGTGGGAAGTTGTGAGCATTACGCTCGTGCATTACTTCCATACCAAGGTTTGCT